TACCCTTCTTAGTAAACTTAGGTCTACTTTGAGTAAGTGTATCAAGTGGTTTGATCTTAGCTACTTCTCTTGTCTTGTAGCCTTTCTCTAATGCAATGTCTACTACATACTCATTGTATAGATTACTATCTACTTGCTTAAGAAAGTTACGTAGAGATAAAGATACACCACAGTTATGACAATAGTACAAGGCAGAGTTATCCTTCTCAAGAATCCACCCTCTTGCTTTAGTTTTACTTTTTTGGGAGTCACCACATATTGGGCATCTGCAATTAGCCCTGTAAGGTGAGTTGTCTTTTACTGCGAAACGTTCTAGTCTAGTAGACAGGATACCTGAATACTTTAAATCCACAAGATTCATTATGTAATACTCCATAGTGTATTGAAACTGTTAAGATCATTATACACATAACAGCATTAGATGTCAAGACTTAACCTGAGAAAATCTTAATTATTCCGCCCATTTGTAAGATCGTAGCAATGATGAAACCGATAGCCCATGAGCCACCCATCACCCACCATTTCCAACGCTCAAGTATTGTAACACGTTCTTTCACTTCTTTCAACTCATCTGTCACTTCTTCGCCCATTTCTTTAAGCTTTGTCATGATTTCTTTGTGGTTGCGTCTGTGATTTTCACCGCTCTCATCTTTTGATTCAGTGATACGTCTATGCAAAAGTTCTGTCTCTTTCTCTGATAAACGCTTGCGCTCTTCTACATCGTCTTGAAGAACGGAAAGATTTTGCTCATGTACAGCTAGGATCTGAGATATGCCGCCAGTGGCATCTGCAATCTTATCGATAGCAGTATCCAATCGCCCAAGCAATCCTTGTATATTAGCGACATCGGCTTGTAATATTGCGACATCGGTTTCCATTCTACGGAATTCTTTTTCTGGCATGTTCGACCTCAAGTAACGTTAATGACATCACGCAACCTTTTCATCGGTGTCTTGCGCTTTGATTTGTATTTTTTCATTTGCGCTTTTGTTAGTCCAGGTTCACCATCGTCACCTATACCAATTCCTGCAACTTTTCCTGAACCTGCTGAGTTAGCAGGTGCGGCACTCATAACTTCTTCAAACAATGTGTCTAAGTCTTGCGTATTACTTTCTTTAACAAACTCAAAGTAAGGCATGAAGCCTTCTGTGATTTGTTCTTCAGTTAGTGTCTCAAGATCAGTCTCTTTATTTTCTTTAATCAACCAAAGAGCGGCGGCGTATGTAGCAAGGCGAGTTGACCCACCTGGTACTTTAGCCAACAACTTCTTTAGCTTAGAAATCATCACATCAAATTTACCCCAAGCGTCACGCTCTTTGACAGTGCGAAGTTCTTTACGTTTCTTTAGAATGTTTCCGTCTTTATCAATAATACCAAACTCATAAGCATCCCACTTCTCAAATGGAGTAGCAAGTCGCTTGATAAATTGGTATACTAAAAATAAGTCAACAATCATTAGATTTTCCTAAGTTCTTCTATTATTACACTGTCCAGCGGTATGTCTGAACTAATGATTTTCTTTTCACCATATTCTATGACATCGGGCATATAGCCTAGCATAAAAGTAAACGGTGTCATATAGCTATGATATTCTTCTAACTTCATAAAGAGCATCGGCGTAGCAGGCGCTCCAAAGCAGTTATAGATAACGATCAGATGATTTAGTATCAGCCTCTCCTTCAATTCTCCAGTCTCTTCGTATCGCTTGAAAAGTCTTTTGAGGTATTGAAACCGTTTTAAATCATCATAGAATTCATCTACGCTTGCGGCTTTTTTCATGTCGTAATGCTTTGCCGCATAAACTGTAAATGTATCTTCGTTTAATATCATAATATGTTCACCGTAATATATTGTAATTATTTTGAATGAGGAGCCGAAGCCCCTCATTCGGTACACTATTATTTAGTGTTTAGCTATCAGCTACTACTGTGTCTTCATCAGCAGTAACACCAGTAGTACCAGCATCGCCTGCGGCGGCGGCTGTTCTACGAATTGCTACTAAAGTTTCAACACGCTTGCGTCCAGTACCATACTCTTCGTATAGGTTCCATCCGCCAGTCTTCAAGCCTTTTGCTCTGTTAGCCGCAACACCAGCTTCTGTGGTGTCAATGAAATAACATTTTGCGTTTTCAGCCGCTGTCAGATAAGTTGGAATACCTGCATCAACGTCTGTATCTCCCCATAGTGCCATTTTACTTCTCCTTTTAGATTAATGGTTCTTATAATTATGAAATATACATATTCAGTTCGTATCGACCTTCATCATAATATACTTGCATCTGTAATTTATTTCTTACATCTTTGCCATTTTTCTTCAAGTCGATTGCGTATGAGTTCGTCTTACCTTTACCAGGCTTTCGTGGACCCATAGCAACTTTACGATCATAGTCTTCGCTATCTACTTCGTATCCACGTTTCTTTGCTACTTCAACGGCATGTTGTACCGCAGATGAGAAAGTCTTGTGATAGATTGTGTAGTCAGACTTCTTAGCTTCAGACACATCTTCTTTGTAGTGAGCTTTCAGTATTCCCATTTTCTTAGGATCTTTACCTTTGCTCTTAGCGTTTACATAAGACTTAGCAAGACCAAGCGAAGGTACAGTACCTAACTCTTTGACTTTGCCTTTATTTAAATGACGAATAACGTGCTGACCTTTTCCTGGCTTTGTCAATACGATATACTGACCACCAGCTGGATGAGGTGCTTTATGCACAATCTTCATGTCTTCGTCAATTTTGATACCTTCAATGATATCAAACATTTTACCTTGATTACTTTCAGTAAGTTCTGCTACTCTCTCTTCGCCTAACATCTTAGATGCTTGCTTGATACCTACAGTTTGAAACCTTCCAGATTCGTCTGTGATGCGAAACGAGAACTTGCCATTATCAAATGCCACCATTACATCAAATTTCTTGTTACCTTTACCACGCATACCGGTAGCAGAGATAGTGCCTTTAGCTTTGCCTTTTTGAATCTTTGGCGGTCTAGCTTCTTGAACTTCGCCATATGTTTCACAAGGAGTTTTACCACAACCACAATTCTTTTCTTCTTTAACTTCTTCGTTCTGTCTCTTTAGAACAGCAGAAACTTGTGGATGATCAGATAGACCTTTCTTAAGCTTATTGATTGCTTTGACAGCGCCAGTCATGTTGCCGCCTTTGTATCTCTTATCTGATGCGATACCGATTGCCATTTTGATGTCTTTAGGCGAAAACCCTTCATCAAGCCCCTCCAGTTCGGCAGATTCGTCTACAGAGGCATTAAGCTTTTTTGATTCAAGTGCTTTCGAGATGGCTTTTCTACGCTTGTGTAGATACTCATCTGAATCGTCTTCATCACCATCATTATCGATGTCTTTGTCTTTACGATCATCAAACTTCTTTTTAACAGCTTTAGGTTGAACTTTGTCCATACCTTCGCCATCGTCAGACTTGTCGTTGCTGTTATCTTCTTGGACTTCTTCATAAGTCTCGTTACAATACTGAGCATATAGTTCTTCAAACTTCTCTTCTGAGCAACCATACTTCTCGCTTACTTTCTTATACATCTCTGTCTTTGAGCATGAAGAAGCGTGTAGTTTTTTCATCTCGCCTACGCAAGACTTCTCATCCATGTATGCTTCTGCTACAGCTTTGTCGCCTTTACGTGCTGGTGCTTTCTTAGCAGATCCGTCAGCTTTGACTTCTTCTTCGCCAGAAATATCAGCAGGCTTAACATCGCCTTCTGCATGATCAGCAGAACGTGACGCTTTTTCTTCAATGTGCTGAAGTTTGTTGATAGACTTAGTAATGCTATCTGCCATTCCTTCAGATAATGGCTTGATCTCTTTCTTAAACATTGTCTTCTCCGAGTTAAATGTTATCTGTTGTATTTATTAGTTATCTACTTTAGCGCCTGCACGCCACTGATAGCATGACCAGTATTTTGCTTTCCACTTAGGACCTGGGTTATCACACCCATGTCTTGCTCTGAAACTTTTTCTTGCACCAGCGTCATCTCTTTTGATTGACATCTTGGGGTCACCGAAACGAACTACAACAACGTTGCCTTGATCGTTCTTAACATACACTTTAAATTTCTTATTAGGGTTTTCTGATGTACGTATCGGGTCATTCAGATTGACTTTCTTCCCTTGATACTCAGATTCTTCTAAATTCAAATCCGCATAGATGTCGCATTCTTCACATACTGCATCAACTGCGTCTTCGTTAAACTTTTTAAACTTTTTCATTTGACTTCCTTTTTAGAAAGACCTGTAAGAACGTTAAGTACTGTCCTAGGATTCACACCAGCATTCATTAATGCTTGATTGATATCACCCCATTGGTACTTCAGCTTATCGCCAGATTTTGAATATTTACCTGGTCCTTCGTTTAAAAGTTCTTCTCTAATATCTTTAAATCTTTTCATTATTGTGCGTCCCAATATGTCTTGTCTAGTTCGCCTGTTGCTGGTGGGTTACTAGTTTTTCTACACTTGATGTATGTCTGTCTAGCATTACCGCCAGGTAATGTAAACGTTCTAACTCCACCGCTTATAGTACCAGGAGTATCTGAATAAGTGTCAGATGCAGTTGCGGCATTGTCGTATTCCCACTCTGTGTTATTTGTAACTGTAACCCAAGCCATTACTCTTCTCCATCCTTGTTCATCATGTATCGATGAGCAGAGTTTAGATAGTCAGCCGCTTTGGTAATTTTGTTCTGTACCCATTCAGGCAGATTGTCATCGTCACCAAACATTCCAATCATATGTTCTGCATCAGCGACAACACCACGAAGTTGTGTCTTAGCCATACGACCTTCGTTGTCGTATTCACCTGAGTCTTTTGCTTCTGATGCGTATTGTACAAATGTTTTCATTTTAGTTATCTCTTCTTAGCCAGTGTTATCTTGCGTTTGTAAGGACTTTTCTTCATCTCTTCTTCGGCATCTTTGATTGCTTGTAGCTTTGCAACTACAGCACCAGCGCCAGATTTATCTAAGAGTAGGCTGTATGCGATATCGAAATCATTTCGACTCGCACGTTTACCTAAGTCTGTCAACTGTCTTGCGACACTATTTCTTAGCTGAGACAAGAGCATTGAACCAAAGCCAGGAATCATTACTTCTGGATCTTCGGGATTGTCTATAGTATTCTGACTTTTCATCATAATACCTTCAGACATATGCTCTACAAACTTTTTCATGATAGCCTCTCTTAAGAAAACATCTTCTTCAGTGTCGCAGGTCCAACAACACCATCAGCAGTCAATCCTTTTGAGGCTTGCCATTGCTTGATAGCACGTTTAGTACCACGACCAAAGATACCGTCTGCACCGATACCTAAGAACTCTTGTACTGCTTTTACTGTGTCGCCAGTAGAACCTACGTTCAGTACAGCAGTCATATCAACGCCCTTAGACGCTTTTGCTTTCTTTGGTGCAGGTGCTACTTCACCACCAAGAATAGCAAGTGCTTTTTCCCAACGCTTAGTTCTATCTTCTAGTCCGATAGTACCGCCATTGATTTTCTTTGTCATCTTTACGATGTCACCAGCGTCTGCAATCTTGTTTAGCTTTGCGTTATTCCAGAACCAGCAAGCACTCTCTACTGCACCTTTTTCTGTTGCTACGTAGTCAGCCGCTTCTTCGGCTGTCAAGTCTACTGTCTTTCCAAAAGCCGTATAGTTGTTTCTGCCTGTAAGTTGCTTAAGACCACGCCCCCTAAATCTCCAGCCATCGCCATCGGCGGTATTCCCCATAGCACCACGCTTGGTGCGGAATTCATCTTGATAAACGTAGTTAGCAATCTTTTCAGGTTTGCGGGCATACTCAGACGCATCTCTTTTTCCTTTTCCGAAATAGCGTCCGAACACTGAGTTCAACGCTTTCTCGCTATAGTTTAAGTTCTCTTCAAGTGACTTGAAGTTATTTGATTCGTGGGCGCACTGAGCAATGAAACCAGCGATACGATTTGGCGTATCGATTTCATACTTAGGCATAATCTCTGCAAGAGCATCGAACCAGTCATCGCTCTTAGGATTGTTACCGATCATTGCACTTAGCATTTCTTTTGTTAGTGGAAAGGACATTTTATATTCACCTTATGTTTGATTTATATTCTTGTTAAAAGTTTTTGGAAACTGATTAATAGCATCCAACAGTTCTTTAGCTTTAGCACTTGCTTGCATGATAGAGATATCTCCACCAACATTTACAGCACCTAGCCATCTGTGATGCCCATCGATAACGAATCCATCACTGCTTACGATAATTGGCTTTGCTTGTGCCAACGTCTTATACTTAGCAACTGCTTGAGTAATCTTATCTTTATTAAAGTTACTTTGTGTTGCTTTCAAATCTTTCGCTTTTACTTTGCGCTTAGTCATACTTATCTTTTTCATTTTAAGAAAAGATATCAGTTCTTTGTAATCCTTAGACTTAACTTGTGGCATCTTCTCACGAGGAATACCCAGTGTCTTTTTAGAATCTGGATATTCTACTTTGAACTCTCGTATGTATGACTTGAAACGCATTAGTACTTTACTACCTTATCAGGAGTCTTAAAGTCTTTCTTACGCATGATTGTTTTGTTGACAACTTCAAACTCTTCTTTGTTCTTGTCATAGTTGATAACTACAGGCAAGTTCAAGTCTGCTTGAATGTCTTTCAGTACTGCTTCTGAGTCACCTAGTTGCTTAATATCTTTTGCTTTGTTCTTAGCAACCTTCTTGAAGAAACGTTGTAGTTCAGGAATAGTGATCTTTGGCTTGTTTCTGTCATCGTTCATACGATCTGCAAAGTGTCTTGTGAACTCTACATCAACACCAAACTTGTCTAGCAGTCTATCAGCGAACTTCTCTAAGTCACTCAGTTGCTTCTGAGTAACGTCTTCGTTGATAGATGTTGGGTCTTGATCACCACGAACAACCATTCTGAAATGTTTCTTAATCTTGTCAGGTGTTACACGTTCAATGCTCTGTACATCATCAGGCTTCTTTAGCTTCTTACGTAAAGTTGCTTTTACTTCGCCTGCGCTCTTTGCATCGATGAACATGTCAGGTAGACCTTCAACTTCTACTTTGAACTGCGCTTCAAATAGATCATCGATAGACTCATTAACAGTCTCACCTGGCGTATCTTTCTTATAACGCTTAGTGAGTTTAGTTGTACCACGATCACCAGCACCACCTGCTTCGAAGATGTACTCTTCGCCTAGCATTTTGTGTAGTACTTTACCGTCTACGTCTTTGTATGTTCTAGCAATCTGTGCGGCATAGTATTCAGAACTATGTCTCATACCAGTGTTCTTCGATTTCGCTTCTTTCTTCTTGCGAGTAAGAACATCTTTCAATGTCTTTAATGCATGATCATACATCTTCTTGTTGATTGTAACAGACTTAACTTTACTAGCCATGTAGCCTTCAAACAACTCATCAATTTCTTCTTTGATGACTTGACGCTTATATGAGTATGTACCATCTTTCTGCTTTTCGATTGCTGGGTCGTTTTCTTCTTTACCAGCTTTCTCTTTCTTAGCGATAGC